ATAAATTTTTACCATGTTTTTCTACTAACTGAAATAAAACTAATGTATTGCCTTTCATTTTAATTGCAAGATTTCTTAAAAAATTATTTCTACTCTCACTACTTACAAGATAATCTACCTCATCTTGATACTTACCTTTTGATACCATCTTACTATTTTCTTCGGTATGTTTCAGTATTAAGCAGCGAATAGTTAGATTTGATAATTGTTTTTTATCCATAAGTTTTTTAGTAGATGTAACTTTATTTACCGCACCAAACAATCCTTCTAATACTAACTTATGTGTTTGGGTGCCATCTAATGTACCAGTAAGACCTATTCTGTATTTACAATCTTCTAATTTTGTCATGATTTCTGTAAGTGATTTAGACTTAAATAAATGTGCTTCATCACCAAAGACAGCACCGAATTGTTCAAAATATTTTTTAGGCAACTTATATAAACTCTGCCATGTGGATATTAAAACTTTTTTATCTGTTTCATTTGAGTAACCACTATACAATCTATGACAATACTTTTTTACATCCCAACCGTATGATTTAAAATCAGAATACATTTGTTCAACCAAAGATGTTGTTGGTACTATCAATAAACATCTATTATTTTTTCTGTCTTTAATTAAATGAGAATAGTATCGGATCAATGCATAGATAACAAAAGACTTACCACTTGCTGTAGGACTTAATAATAATGTTCGGTTAAATTTTAGACTATGATATATGGCGTCTATTTGATAATCTCTTGCTTCAAACTTTTGACCTAAACCATTTGAGAACTTTTTAACAATCTCTTTATCAACTTTATTTTCTACGTCAACATTTTTACCTGCAACAATATGATAACCACGCTCTTCACAAAATGCTTTGATGTATGGATATAAACCAAAATATATCTCTTTTGTTTTCTGTGAAAATAATCTTATCTTACCATCCCACATACGATTACGAAATGCAGGCATAAACTTATAACCCGGTACATAAAAAGTAAAAAATTCTGATATCTCTCTTTGAATGTTTGGGTCACAATCTACCGTTAGGTAAACATCATTCTTTTTTTCAATGATTAAAGTATCCATGTCATTACACTATATCTGTCACCTTTAGTAACTTGTTTAACTTCATGTGGGTACATAAAGTTTGATGGAAAGACTACTGCCGAACCTTTCTTTTTTTCTAAAGGTTCGCCACACAATACAAATTCACCACCTTCATAATCATCATTTAAAAATATCAATGACGTTAGATGTGGATATCCTTGTTTCTGTCCATGGCTATAGTGTATGTTATCAATATGCTCTTTCATAAACCCGCCTTTTGCATAACAATTAATTCTAAAGTGTGTGTATTCTTGTACTTTTATTCTAGTATGTTCTTTTACATAATCATTTACAGCAGTTTCAAAACCTTGTTGTATAGTTTTATAACCAAACATTTGTGGTGCGATCCAAAACTCATTCATTTCAACTTTTGATGTGCCTAAATTTTTATATGCATTTGAAAAGGTAGACTTTTTCCACCTCATAAAAGTATCTTTATTGTAATGTGATATTATATGGTCACAAGCAGTTTCACCTAACACTTGTGGATAGTAAAAAATAAAATCAGAAATTTGCTGACTGGAACTCATGGTGTTCTCCTACTTGTCCTTTAACTTGTATATTCCAGGCTATACTTATACGTTTATTAGCAGACTTGTTTTGTTGAACCCAATGAGGTAACCATGATGGAAATATTATTGCTCTGTTTGTCTTAGAAGCGTAACTTAATAAACTAGAATTTAAAGGTGTTGTTTTTTTCTTCTTAGGTACAATAACATCTGCTTGAGGTCTAGGATCATGAAAAACAATACTAGACGCTTGGTCAGATTGTAAGTAATAAGTACCACTTAAAAAATTATTTGAATGTGTATGTACGTTATGGTGTTCAGTTGTTTTTAAAACATTTGCCCACATATCAGTTATGACAATATCTTCAACATCATAATCAAGTGTTCTACATATTTGTTTAGAATATTGTTTTACTAAACTAGCAAATCTTTTGAACTCTGGTTTAGTATGTAAATCTGCTGATTTGGTTTGCCAATTATCATCATAATCTCTTTCTGCCCACAAGTTTGATATGTATTTTTTCATATTCTCTATATCAATATCACCTTGTGAACCTTTTCCTTTTTGTATAATAAATTCATCTATGATAAAAATGTTAGTAGAAAAAATTTGTTGATGGTCCATTAAATTGCGCCACTAGTAAATTTTTTCCACTCTATCATATTCTTAATTAAAAAGGTACGATTATTAATTGTTCTTAATATCTGTTCTAAGTATTTTACAACTTGATTTAAATATGCAACCTTTTGGTCTGCTTTTTGATATTCTAAGTCTGAATTGATGTAAAGGTGAACGTCTGCTTTAAGAACTTTTAGGTCAAATGGTTTTTCTCTATATACAGATTCATCTGCTTTACCTGTATAATATTCCCACTTCTCTTTTTCAAGAGTGTTCAACTCATGTTGTGCCTTCTTTTGTAATAAGGAAAATTTGTTAAAGTGTTGTAAGTATTTGTTGTGTAGTAAAGGTATTCTTGCTGATTCACTATCTAATTCTGTATCATCAAGTTTTAAATCTTTATCTACCAATTGTTGTAATTCATCTAAAGTCATAATTATATTATACTATAAAAACGGTAAAAAGTAAAGCTTAAATTGTGGAAATTTGATGTATTTCGTATAGAGAATAATTGAAACTAGCGGCAACAGTTAAGTAATCTACATCACTTGCTGCTACATTATAATTCAATGCACCAAGACTTGTCGGATAAACATCTCTAAATCTAATTTCTGTTTTAGCAATATTTTTACTGTTTAAGATTGTTAATGTAGCGTCAGAATATATCGCACCTTCGGCAGTTGCCACAGTTTGTCTTTCTGTTCTTGTCGCTGCTGTTGACCCAGGAAATCTATCTGCACCTGCAGCCAAAGCGTCACGAAACTGTGTATGGTCTTTAGGAAAACCTATACCGATTAACCAATCATGTAACTCTTTGTAGTTATTTAAATTCTCATCTACTAAAAATGATAATTCTAAACTTGCATAGTTTAATTTATCACCAGGTATCGGTATATCTTTAAGTGGTGTAGTTTGTGTTGCTTCACCTAAAGTGATACCAGGTATATTAACTGATTGCACAAAGAACTCTACGTTTGGAATTCTGAATAATTTAAACCTAAACTGAACTGGACTCGCATAGTCCATTTTATTAGGTTGTCGTGCCTCTACATTTAAAGTTGTCATACTACTATTTATAAGAGAAATTTAGACCAAAAAAAAGGGGACCCGAAGGTCCCCTTTGTGGTGTGGTGTGTTCGTTTAAGAACACTACTTAATTACATTAAGTTAGTTACTTGAACTCGTCTGTAATATAGGTTTTGTTTACCAGCTGCAACTGCACCAGAATTGTCTAATGCACCGTCTCCGTCACTAGTTGCGAATGGGTTTTGTACCATTCCGTATCTAGTTTTGAAGCCGATTTTAGGTTGGAAGCTGTCTTGACCAACTGCTCTCACCATTTGTAGTGGAACGTATGGGCAATAGAATAAGCCTGAATCATACGGGCTTGTTCCTTTGTAACCTACAACGTAGTATTGTTTAGCAGCAACGTTTGCAGCATATGGATCTACATACACTTTAAACTTACCGTTAAGAACACCTGCAAAAGTATTACCTGTGTCATCTACGTTTAAGTTAGTGTTTAATGCTGGAGCGTAATCTAGTACACCAGACATTTGAAGCGCAGAAGCAACATCAGCTGAACAGATGATGATATTTCCTTTACCTCTTCTTGTTTGTTGTCCGATTGCGTTAGCATCTCTTTCCAGTTGGAAAAGAAGTCCTTTGAACTTCTCTACTGACCAACGACCATTTGAATCTGTGTCAAGGTCGAAGATACCTGCTGTAGTTGTATTAACTTGAGCACCTGATTTAGCGTGACCATAGATAGTTCTTACAACTTCTCTATTAATCTCTGCCAAGATTTCACTTGATAGAATGTTTGCTAATTCAGTTTCAGCGTCTAAACCGTGGATTGCTTTTAAGTCTTGAGCAAGTTCCATAGTGTATTCTGCTTTTAGTGCTCTTGATTTAGCAGTAACAGTAACTTTGTCGATTGAGAAAGCCATTTCAGCGAACTCATCAGATCCGTCACCTAATGTTTCTGCTTGAGCAGTAGTCATACCAGAACCAGTTGTGTAAGTTCCAGCAGATGGGCTGTCGTTTAATACAGCTGGGTTAGTTCCTGAGTGTGCGTCTGGTGAACCAGTGTCGCCAGCAGCATCTCTAGCTGAGAAGTCAGAATCCGCTTCGTTAAATAGAGCTTCAGTACCACCTTGAGTAGAGAATCTGCTTTTCATAGCGAAGATAAGTCCTGTTGGACCAGTCATCGGTTGAACGCCACAGATATCATATGCAATAAGGTTTGGCATTGCTCTTCTAACTAGCGAGATAAGTACTGGATCCCAGTTATCAACAGAAGAACCAGTTGCGTTTGCTGGAGCGGCTTCAGAAATGAATGCTCTGTCCTCACGAACTGCCTTCTCTTGGTTTTCCAAGACAACAGTAGTTACAGCTCTTTTATAACCATCTTCGATTTTTGGCAAATCTGGATGCTCTAAAACTGGCTGCCACTTTTCTTGTAAATTTTCAGTAAGATACATTTTTTATCTCTCCTAATTATTTGCGTTTATAGTTGTTATCATATTAAATCTTAACAGACTTAACATTTTTTGAAATGGCAGCAGTGTATGCAGCCATAGCATCAGAGCTAACTTCAACAGTTGGCTCGTTTGCCGCCACAGAATCAACTGAATCGTCAGCTGTTTCCAATTTTGTTTTCGGGAAGTAAGATTCTTTTACAGTTTCTAACTTCTCTTTGAATTTATCAGCACTATCGTACTCAATGTTCTCTGCCATCGCAGCAAATTTTTCTTTTTCAGTTTCTGCTAAATCAGCAGTCACATCTGCAAGAACACTTGCCTTATCAGATTCAGAAACTTTTTTGGTTAATTCAACATTTTTTTCAATCTGTTCATTTAACTTTGCTTCTAAATCTTCTTTTTGAGCAGTTAAGTCATCAAGAACGTTGTACTTTTCTTCTGGAACATCAATGTAATGTTCTTTGAAAAGAGTTTTAAGACCAGTAATAAAGTCCTCAGCGATTTCAGTACGAATACCTCTTTCAACTGCTAACTCATTTTCTTTCATCCATTCTTCAACAACATAGTTTAGATATGAGTCCACTTTTTCGACCATAGCTTCTTTTACTGTTTCAGTTTCTTTTGAAAGTTTTTCGTTATACTGAGCCTCAAGTATCTTTACCTGTTCTTTAATCCTTGTCTTAACAGCAGTTTCAAAAATAGTCGCTGCTTTATCCTTAAATTCTTCGGATAAATCTGCGTCTGTTGAAACTAATGCCTTAACATCATCAGATAGGTCAATATCCATTTCAGAAGCTTCTACTTTATCTTCAGCAATTTCTTCTTCGCCTTCGATTTCTGTTTCTTCTTCTTTCATGCCCGCTGGCTTATTATCTTTCGGTAATGAAGCGTCATTAGCGTCTTTATTAACCTGGTCTGATACTTTAGATACCTTTTTCGTAGCGTCTGGGTTACTGTCAGTTGGTTTTACAACTGGAGCACCAAGATCCTCTGCGTCATTTTTAAGGTGAGTTGGTTCAGATTTTAGTCCAGATTTTGCTGGAGCACTTGGGTCGCCCTTTGTGTCAAGCTCTTCTGCAACTGCAACTTTCTCAACTTCTTGTTTTACTTCGGTTTCAGACATTCGGTCTCTCCTTAACATTTAAAATTAAATTTAATTTTCTTGTTGATAATATTTATACATATTACCATTTTGAAACCTGCGCTTTTTGGTATTTTAGCGTAGGTTTCTTACTTTAATTTAGAAAGAAAATCAGCAAAGATTTTTGACTTTTTCTCTGCTAAGTTTTGTCTTTTTGTTCTTTCTATTTCTTCTTTGTATTGTTCAACTTCGATACTTTTTAGTACGCCGTTGTTCCATACCCACTCTTTACCTTCCATAATGCCTTCTACGAAAGCGTCAGGCGCTGATGGGTCTGCTACTATATCAGCAGCAGTTGCAAGGTAAAAATCTCTACCGACAACATTTCTTCCGTTCTGTTGTTGAATAGATCCCATACCTCTACTAGATACACCTAGTTGAGCACCTTCGTCAATCAAGTTTTTTACTATCTTGCCGTAAGGTGTGTCCATGACTTTAGCTTCTCCAATAAAGTTTTTACCTTCAGGTTTCAAACTAGTAATCATGTGTGAAACTCTTTCGAGGTTCACCGTTGGTCCGTCAGGATGTCCTAACTCACCAAAAGCTCTTTTCTTATCTATAAATTCAGTAGTATATCTTTTCACTTCTTTTGCAAGTGTTTCGACTGGATAAATTCGACCATTACGGTTTTTAATATCAGCCTGCATAAAGACGCCACGAATTTTGTAGTCTTTCTTTCCGTTCTTTTCTTCGGTCAAGACTTCAATATGTTCAATTGTTTCTGTAATTAGTTTCATTTCTCCACCTTTTCCTTATTATAGATTTTATCTACAATCTCTTTTTTTAATTCTTCTTTTCTTACTCCATACTTTTCAGCAAAAGCAAGTTTTAGTTTTTCTGCAATTTCTGTCTTTCTTTTTGTTCCAACAATTCTTTCAAGAATTTGTCGAGAGTAATCTTTTTTCTTTTTAGCCATTATCTAATTTCTAATATAATTGTGTAGTTATCACCTGACACAAAACCTTTTGTAGATAACAGTATGTCACCTGCAGGTGATGTATTCGCTTCAAGTGTTGCGTTGTTTGGAATACTATTACCTGAAGTAAAGTAATCATGGTAACCTGTACCAGAGAAAAATCCTATCGTTGCATTAGCAGCACTTGCCCCACTACCTGCAAATAATAATTCAACTCCTGATTTACCATTTGTTGTATTAATTGACCACCAGATTTTTGCAATTTTCTTAGTTGCATCCTCGGTCATAAAATTTAAAGCACTAGCGTCTGCTTTTGTCACAAGCGTTTCACCTGTACCATCACTTATGTTTGTCATTTTAATTACAGTTTTAGTTCCAACTGTATCGACTATTGTTTGTGTTGTGACTACATCAGCCATTAATCAAATCTCCTAAATTCTGTTACTAACAAATAACTCTTTACATTTGAGTCCGTTGATAGTTTTATTTGTTTATCCTTACCAAACATAAGTTGGTCAGGTCTTAAACCATATTTACCACTAAAGAGTAAACCTAGTTTGTTACTTTCACTAGAGGCAGAGAATCTTAAAATTCCTGCTGATCCTGTGCTCTCTATTTGATAGTGACACTCAATCAGTCCTACTTTGGATTCATTTGTGCCGCCTATTAATTTTTCAGCGTCAACTACGATTTGGTCTGTTTCGTTGCCAATGCCTTTTGATGTGATAATTACTTTATCACCTTTAACATCAGCAACGGTTGTATTCGTAATTGCCATATAACACTAAGCAGTATAGTTTTCGTCTTTTCTAAACTCTAAAATTGCGTAACCTGTTGCCCCTCTAGTTACAGCTTCGATGTCCGAAGATGTTGCTGTTGTGTTAGTTGCGTTACCTTTAATACTTCCCGCTGTACCATCATAGTGTCCAGTACCCGCAAGTCTTATGCAAGTTGTATCACTTGAAGCGCCTTTAAATTCTATCTCTACATCACCAGTATTACTAGCAGCTGTGCCTTGTAAAAGTGCCCACCATGCTCTAGTTAAATGTATTTTAGCGCCGTTTGCAAAACCTGATAATGCACTACCATCTACTGCTAAATTATCTGTAGCAGTATCGGCGTCAAAGTCAAGTACAACAGTTACATAACCTGCTTGAGTACCCTCACCAGTAGCGATGTTGGTATCTCTAATTGTTCTAGTTGCAAATGCCATTTTTTATTTCCTTTACTTTATTATTTCGTTGTCAATAAAATTTTCTAACTCACTTTTTTTAACATTATGTTTAGCAGAAATTTTACTTATTATACCATTCATCTGTCCTACCGGATTAGATGATTTTTCAATTTCAGAATACAAGTCATCTATAACAATCTTCATCTTTGGCGATAGTGTTCTATACACCTTAGATTTTTTAGGACCGCCATATCTGCGTTCATTAATTTCGTTTCTAAACTTCTTGTACCTCAGTATCATTTTCTGCTTCTGTTTCTGCTTCACTTGGATCTTCTATTTCAACTGGTTCTTCTTGACCAACGTTGTCAAGTCCAGCAGCATCCTGTGTTGCTTCTAATTCATCGCCAGCACTTAACCAATCTTTCGCAACCGTCATTCTTTTATCATCTAATGCTTGTCCTATTTTATCAGTTAAAGCACTTTTAAATGCGTCTTGAGCAGCAACATTGTCGCCGTCAACTAAAGAATTAACCATGTTGTTTACATGATTTACTGGTGTTTCTACTTCCGCACTATCAGTTTTTACTTCATTATCTGCCATAATTATTCTCCTGTATTATTTATATCGGTATCGCCATCTTCATACTTATCAAGGGTTTCTCCTTGAGGCGCAGCTATGATACCAGTTTTAATTTCATTAGCAATCTGATTATCAATCTCCATAATGTCCTCGTCTGTTTGTCTAAGTACATTCTTTCTAATATATTCTACTGAATAATACTTACCAACATAAGGACTTACTTCGCCTGCCAATGACAATCTTTCTCTTAATATTTCTGCATTTTTTAATTCTGCAAAGTATCCATCTTTAAGATAATTGTATTGTATGTGTTCTTTTATCTTAACCCAATCTTCAATAGTCATTACACCTTTTAAGACTAATTGTGTTTTGAGTATATCACTAAAGACTTGTGTAAATCTTTTTCTTAATCTAGCAACAAACTTTGTGAACTTTAATTCATCTCTAGTAATCTCTGCAGCCTTACCAATATTGAAACCTGCTTCTGATTCCATTCTACTAATTGGCACATTCAAAGATTGATACAATTTCTTTTGAAAATATTGAACATCAGAAATCTCACCTAAGTTTTGACCACCTGCAAGTGTAGATACTTCGGTACCTTTTGCACCTTCTCTACGAGGTAACCAAAAATCTTCAAGCATTGACATATGTTTTCTGTCATCTCTAATCTCGCCTGTTGAAGCGTCATAGACAAGTTTGTTTCTATATCTTGCCATAACTTCTCTTAGGTAGGATTCTGCTTTTACTTTTGGTAAGTTTCCTACATCAACATAGAATATTCTTCTTTCAGGCGCTCTTACTATTCTGTAAATAACAACAGCATCCTCAATCATTCTTAGTTGATTAACAGGTTTAATCGCTTTGTGTAAGTGACTTAAAACCATGTTTTTATTTTGGTCGATAACACCAGACGTTACATAAACTATTGAATCAGATGATATTTTTACACCTGCGTTTGTGTTTCCTGATTGTATACCTTTTTCATTATATACAAACCATTCAGCAGTTTTTTCAACTATCTCAATACCTTTTGATTTTACATCTCGGTGTTTCTTAATCTCACGAACCTTTTTAATTTTTCGTGGATCAATGTATCGTAATTCTGTGATACCCTTTCTAGGGCTTTGTGGGTCTATGACTTTATGAAAATAAATTCGTCCGTCTGTATACCATCTCTTAAATATATCATGCCCTTTTTCTTCAAAGGCAAGTAAACTTAAAACTTCATCAAATTCGTTTCTTATTTTTTGTTTTATATTTTCGGATATATCTAACTTGTCTAAAGATAATGTGACTGGACTATCTCTTTCATCCGACACTATAACCTCATTGACAATATCTTCGATTGCCATATCACATTCAGGATTTTGTGCAATCTCTCTATATCGTCTAATTAAGTCAGCGTCATTTTTGGCATTGACTTCCATATCAAGATATTGGCCAAAGTAACCTCCAGCTGATATAGTAGTTGTGCCATCATCAGGCGTAGGGATGGTGAACGCCTGTTTAGACGCACCATCCTTTTTTAATTCGCCATCTTCTTTAGCTCTAGTTATTTGGAATCCAAGTAATTCTACCATATTATATTTCCTTATAACTTTCTATTTTATGTAGTAGTATCTGTTTCAAAATACTGATATCTAAAAGTGACATCAAAAGTTTCTACAGCATTGTTATTACCATAGTCTAATGCAATTTCAGAAATGTTAGTTGGGAACGCACCTCTTAAAGTATAAGACTTAAGCGTGTTTCCATTTCTATCTAAATGGTCGATAAACGCATCCACTTGATAATCAGATGGGTTTGTTAACCCTTCGTTATCTGTCATGTTGTTTATACCATTCATCCATCTTTCAAATGCTCTGTGCAATTTGAAATCAGTATCATTTAATACAGTTATGTTCCAAGTAGCAAAAGTTCTGTCACCTGCAATATAGAGCTGTCTGCCTCTAAAATTTACAGCAACTTCACTTACTGACATACCTGGTATTGAAGTAGCATTACATAAGAATGCTAAATCAGAAGTTTCTCCCCCAACTTGTGAGTAACCAGGAAAAGGTAAAGTTACCTTAAACTGATTGGCTCTAGCGCCACCGCCAATTAGTCGGGATTTGAAATCGTTAATGTTTGCCATTTTTTATTTCTCCTTTTCTAATTAAGCGCCTGCAACTTCACTAAACGCAACACCTGTACGAGTAGCAATAAAGTTGAGTTGGATAAAGTTGATAGAACGAGCAGGTTTGATAAAGATATCAGCCCTAAATTCGTTTCTGTCAATTACTTCACCTGTATTGTTTGTATCATCACATACTACTGAAAAGTCTGTGATACCTCTTCTGCCTTGAACATCTCTAAGGAATGGTTCTACAAGATTTCTAAATTGAGCTCTTGTAAATTCATCATTAAACTCAAAGAGTTGGAACTTAGCAGCAGTAGCAATCGCCTTTTCAAGAACAATGAATAATCTTCTTACATTGATTCTATCGAAAGCACTTGGTTTTGCTTGAGCAGTTTTATCTCCAAATAATACTGTTCCCTGACCTGGGAAAGTTACTACTGGATTTACTCTTGCTTTATACAATTCATCTCTTTGCGTTTGATTTGGATTGAAAGCAAGTTTTACTGCACCTCTGATTTGGCCTCTATTGAAACCGCCTGGAGAAAACCATGCGTCTGCAACGTTGTCAGTTCTAGCACAAAGTCCTGCGATGTCACCACATAATGGAACATATCTATATACGTCATTATATTTGTCGTACATATACTTGTATCCACTATCAATAACTGCATAACTTGAAGAAGCTAGTCCGTCTGCAAATGCTTTTACATTTACAGTTTGCTTAATTGGATCAGAAACATCTGAACCTGATTTTGAAACAACATCATCTCTTGCAGGAGATATGAATGCTACACAATCTTTTCTTTGCTCTGCTATGTCGATAACTTTAGTTGCAAGTGTATCGCCAGTTGCGTCTGCTGATGTTTGTGAAGGTCCTGCAATCAATAAGTTAATGTCAACATTTTCGGTGTCATTAAATCTATCAAAAGCAGTTGCTAATTCACCGTTAGTAGGTGTAAAAGCAGATGATCCATCTACGCCACTTGTAAGTGAAGTAGCAATAGTTGTTATAGTTTGTGTGAAAGTATTATCAAAAGTCTGTCCTGTTTTAGCAGAACCTGCATTTGCTAAAGTTGCTTCATGATCCATCCAGTAAATATATTTACTATCTGAATAGATTACGTCAACATAGTAGTTTGAACCACCTGTTGAATTTTTAGCGTCTGAAGCCTGTGATAAACCTTCAAAAGTTTCTAGTATAGTTCCTGCTGTACCTGTGATACCGCCATCTTCATCAACTACTACGATATGTAATTCATCATTACTACCGCCTGCAGCTGAAACATCATCACTAGTTGATGGTGCATTTGAGAATTGGAAATAATATTCCCAATATCTTTTGTATTGTGCGTTATCTACAACAGCGTGTCTTAAACCACCAGTTTCAGTTGCTCCTGTTTGAGGATTGAATCTTGTGATTGTTACTACTGATCCAGATATATCTGTAATTTTATAATAATGTCCTGATGGTGCAGCTGTAAAGTTACCTGAAGCGTCTCCAAACTCTAGTATGTCGCCTACTTGAATTTTATCGCCACCAGCGTCATCAATTGTAAATGATGTATCGCCGACTGCCATAGAAGCGTCATTGATTAAGTTGGTGCTACCAGCACTTGCATATGCTGTTGAATTAGGACACACAGAAACTTTCAAACTGTTTCCTAAAGTTCCTGCTTCACGAGCAGCCCAAGAGCCCACGTTCGCTTCGCCAGAACCATAGTTGTTCAAATAGTCGTCTGTACTTTTAATTAGTATAGCAGATCCTGATGATACTGCATTTACTAACCCTGCAAGAGCAGGTCGTACAACTCTAAGGGCGTTTCCGTACTGTAAGAAACTTGATAAAGCAAAAAAATATTCGAAAGTTGATCCATTAGGTTCACCGAATGTGTCAACTAGTTCTTTTTCGCTTGATACTAAAGTTATCTCGTCAACTGGTCCTTTTGTAGAAACGATTACGCCAGCACCGATTGAAGTAGATACGGCTGGTACAATATTCGTTAGGTCAGTTTCTTGTACTAGAACACCTGGTGATACTTGAAATGCCATTTGTTCGTTCTCCTTAATATTAAGTTTTGTTTGTTATAACCCTTTGTGTATATTTATCATATACGAAAACTCTATATTCCTTTGCGTATTTCTACAGGTGTCCATAACTCACCTGCGTCATCAAAGAATGAATTGTTATTTCCTTCTGGATCGTCTATTCCATTGTCAATAAATCCAAAAGGTGCCATATCTGCTTCGATAGCATTCTGTTGGTCAGTAAACATCATACCTCTTACGTTGACATCGGTCAACTCTTTAAAGTATCTTTGATTTGCTGCCCATGAAAATATGACTAAACACATAACTAAATCGTCATGTGAACCCGGTTCTGCTTCGAATGATTTACCTTTTGCGATAAATGTTGATAATTCTGATATTATATCGAAGTCTTGAATGATTAGTTTATCTGCTTCAATCAAACTTTTCATATTAGAAGTTCCGATTTTTTTCGTGCCTTTAGTCATTCGTAATCCTAATTGATTACCTCTACCACTAAAACCCCCTCCTAATACTTGTCCTGAACGGCCTCGTTGCGTTACCATCATCATGTTGTCATATTCTAACTCAAATTGCAAAGCGTCTGCTACCTGTTGTCCTAAGTCGTTTATCTCAATTAACATATATGCTTTGTTATATGCGTTACCTATCTTTTGTAAAATGTTAGGAAAGACAATTGGTTTAATATCGTTATCTCTAAACTTCGCAACAATCTTATATGGTGCCTTTGTACAATCAACAACTATTGCTGCCGAATAATCATTTGCTATACCTCTTGCAACGTCAACACAAACTGTATAGATATGTCCTTTCTTTGGTTTTTCCCAAACATCAAAGTTACCACTTCGTTGTGGGTCAATCGGAACCATTGTTTTTATTTTACTTGCATTGATAAGTGTATCTACACTACCTAAGAACTCACATTCAAATTCTGTTTGAAACTGTGCCTCACTAGTATTTCTAATTGTCTGTTCTTTCCACTTCTCATCTCGACCAGGAACAGCAGACCAATGTACCTCTGTTGGTACATAATCGTTTTTCTTATTAACAGCATCCATCCACAACTTGTAAAACATATTCATTCCGTGTGGTGTAGATACTATCATTACTTTAGATTTTTTACCAGAAGATATTGTAGGATAAACTGAACTAAAAAATTCTTCAGCAATATTATTTGGTACATAGGCAAACTCATCTAAGAATATAATGTTAAAGGTACTACCACGAACAGCACTAGAAGATGTACTCGCCGCTACGATTTTACTTCCGTTTTCTAATTCGATTGATCCTTTGTTCCAGTTGAGAACGCCTTGTTGCATCCATTTCGGTAGATGTTCATACGCCAATTGCAAACGACCTAACAAATCTCTTGCCGTAGAAGATTTGTTGGCCAATATTGCAACGTTCACATTGTCATTAAATAAGACGTAGTGTAAGAGGTAGGATACTATAATTGTTGACTTACCACTTTGTCTTGGTAGTTTACAAATCGTAAAACGATTATTATGAAACTTGTCAACCATCTCCCGCTGAAAATCATACATCTCAAAAGGTACAAGACCTTTATCAATTGTAACAATCTTCAAGTAATTTTCTATAAAGTATTGTGGTTCATCCATACACTTCATCACTTCTTGTACTTGTTTTTTAGTAAAGCGTGATTTAGTGTGTGCCTTTTTAAGGTTCGGATTCCCTAGGTATTGTTCTAGTTTACTCATAATTTAAATGTTCTTTACAAAAGCGAAAAGTTTTTCGCCTAATAATTTACCTGCTTCATTGTCTGACGAATAATGAAAACCTGCTTTAATTCTTCCCATACCACATTCGTCACCTGCTTTTAAAAATTCTATTTCATGTTCTGGATATTTTTTAGCCATTATTCTTGCAACTAATCTTGCTTGTGTTGAATGTCCACTAGGATAAGACCGTGTAGTATTTGTTTTGCTTGGTAAAGTATTTAATTTTTTATCTAATTCAAAAGGTCTAATTCTGTTAAAACTATTCTTTATATTTGTAATAATCTTTGCCGATTCACTCATTAACTCCATCATCTTTTCTTTATCAAAAGGTATATCATTTTTTTCACAATATTGTCGAATAGCATAAAAAGGTTCTTGGTCATGATTACGAATAGAAGCAACATCTTCAGCAGTTCTAGTTGCTATCTTATCTTTAATAAAAGACATCTCATCTTCGCTACGAGGAAACTTTGGCAAAGTAAGTCTTTTTTCTATACCTTCATTAAAGTATTTCATTGTGTTTTGTCCTTTAACATTTTTTGTAATTCAGTTGTTGACCCAACAAATAAAGCGTTAGTAACATTTTTTGGTCCAGTATTTGGTACCTCTTTTACTTTCTTTAACTTATCTTGTAAGTCTAAAAGATTTTGTGATACTTCACTTACTGTTTTGATTAATTGTCCTGCAACTTCATAAGCACGAGGATGTTCACCCTCTTTTGCTAAATTTAGTATACCATCAATTGCTTCATTACCTTTGTCAATTAAGTTGTAAAGATTTTTACGACCAGTTTCAAAATCTATATCAGGATCTTTATCTTCTGGTACTGTTAATTCTTTAGTTTCTTTTGGTACTATTTCTTTTGGTGTATCTTCAACAATACCTAGAACTTCATTTAGTTTATCATCTATATTGCTCATTATTTGTCATCACCTGTTGCCTCATCATAGTTTTTGGCGTCATCAAAAAATTCAAGTGTAGTTGTATATGTGTAACTGTCATCTCTATCTGCTGATGTAGGATTAGGTTCAACAGTAACTCTCTCACTACGAAATGGATTTTTATCTTGTGTGTTAGTGTACATATCAGCAGAAACCTTTTTAATAATTGCACTAGTAGATATTGGTCCATACAAATATGTTTTAGCAGTAAAAGATAGTGTATAAATTATTCTTCTTAGACTTGTTAATGTTCCTGTATAACTATCATCATAAGAAACATTACCTAATATAAAAGGTATATCTCTTTTTGTATCCATATATGTTGCGTCTTGTATCATAGTCACAGTATAATCTGGTTGAAAGTATGGTAGTATCTGTTCTAGTATTTGTAAACCATCGTCTTGTGTTGCTGTAAATACATTTAACTGAAACGAAATATCATATGGTACAGGCACGTATTGAGTATTTAATTTTTCTGTATCACCTGACGTTTTTACTTTAGCCATCTTTTGATTTTTATTTAACTTACGAGAAGCGTCATAAGTATAACCTGTAATCTCAAATGACATACGAGGTAATGTGATTGCTACTTTAGAATCATCACCAGTTAAATCTTGTTGTGCGTCTAGTCTTGCTAAAAACTTTTCTTTAGGCGAATACGATAATGGCACTCTAATATTTTGTAGGGGGTTACCGCTAGAATCCAATCGCTTGATATTAATATTATTGAAGATTGTACCAAAGGCGATAACCGTGTTACGAATTGTTTTGTGATAAAAGTGTTCTCCAAACATTAGTATTCGTCAACCTCTCCAAATGGGTTTCTTTCGCTAAAGTCTAA